ACGACTCCGAATATGAGGGTATAATTTAGTTTGGTACTAGATTCTAGTCCATCATTTTTTGCAAAAGGTTTTGTAGTAATGCCAATTTTATGTCTGACATTTTGAAAACAGCCGTTTAGTAATAAAACTATAAACAGAGAAAGGATTATGCATTTCATATTAATCCTCCTGTTTATTTTTTTTCTTTTTGTTCTTCTTTTTGTTATTTTTCTTTATTGCTTTATCAATAGTCTTTTTATTCTGTTTTTTCTTTATTTGTTTCAGTTTTTGTTTGACAAAAGCAGAGTTCTTTTTAATCTGTTTAGATAGAACAACTTGTCCTTGCTGAAGTTTAAAAACCTCTTCTTTCGTACCCCACGTTTCGTGAAGATTCCAACCGACCAACGAAATTAATGCAACGAGGGCCATTCCAATTATTTTATCTTTTAGATCCATACTAACTACAGTTATTTTTGTCTAGGTCTATTGGTTTATCTGTGTAAAACCATACGAAGGATGAAATCTTAGTTCCATCTTGTGTATAGGTACATTTTTTGCCTACCGAGCAGGCGCTCAGAGCAAATAATAAAGCCAGGACCAGAAATAATTTATTCATGTTTTTCCTTTTCTTTAGAAGCATTTATTTCATTTTCAAAAGTTAATGTGAATGCATCTTCTTGTTGTTCTAACTGACAGCATTCTCCAGATTTTTCTTTTTCTTCAGTATGTGTCTTACAACATTTTGTTTTGTCTATTGGCATGATTCACATTCCTCAGCACTTAATGGTGCCACTGATTTACACATACACTGTGGGCATACGCATACTCCGTCCATGTCTGAATGTTCTTTTACAGAACAGTGACAATCACAAAAACAACTTTTACATTTATCTGCCATAAAATTTTCTACCAACGTAATCCAGATGCTGTTTAATCTTAATCCTTGAGATCATCTGTTTTATCTTCCACACTAGTTTTCTCATCATGTGTCTCCTCAATGTTATAGAAGAACTTGTCAGTATCTTCTGTTTTCCATTTTCTATCGTCTTCAACATTCCATTCGCTGGTTTGTACCTTCCAGTCAAATGGAACTTCATCCCTCACTGTAAACGAAGGGATACTCCAGATTAATCTGTTATTTGGCTGAGCCGCATAATTGCCATTGTCTAATGCCAATATATGAGCGCACTTATGTTCGTGCGGAATTTCGGAATGATCCGTATCTACTATATTACTCTCTGGGTGCGCCCAGTCAACAGTAAAAAGATATGCACCAGGATACCATTTTTTATCTTTACCAATGTATTTGCCTGATTGTCCATCTAGGATATCATAAGAAGAAACAGCAGGATAGTAACTAAAGCAGTTCCATAACTCCAGCTCATCAAGTCTATATCTAGGAACTTGATCTTCTCTAAATCCTCTTTGAATGAATGCTGATATAGGGAGACGATAAAAGATCGCGCCATTTTCCATAATAGCGTGAAAGAGTATAGGACGTCCCGTAATCGATGCCAACCCAAATACAATACAATCCTCCACCTCTCCATGGTGGGCTTTAAGGTCATAGAGATATTCTCTCCTGATCTGTGCGTAAGTCACAGGAATGTTTGCATTTAGGTAAGCCATCTCTCATAAAATTTCTAGTTCACTAAAAAATAAATGACAATAATCACTACCACAATAGCGGTAGCTATTTTTGGATTAGCTTTTGCTAATGCCCAAACTTGTTTTACTTTTTCCATGTTTCCTCCTAATCATGAATGTCTCCCCAAGTTTTACCCGATTCATAATCGACTTTATTTGGGATTTCTAGTTTAACAGCATTTTCCATAATCTCAATTATTTTCTTAGGCTCTTTATCAGATTCTATAGAAATATCTAGTTCGTCATGAATTTGAATATGGGGTATAATATTTTCTTTATGCAACTCTAGCATACATTTTTTAGTCATATCAGCTGCTGATCCCTGAATTAATTTATTAAGGGCTTTGTAGGTATAAGCTCGTTTTATCCCTGGTCCGTGTTCCCTGAGCGCTTCGCTATGGGATAATGCTTTATGCATACCGAATTGATTGGGCTCCCATAGATGAAAACGACAAAGTCTTCCAAGAAGTGTTCGAATCTGTCCATGTTCCTGAGCACGATTCGATGCAACATTCATTAACTGTTTTACAAATGGAACCTTAGCGTGATACTGATCAAAAAGTTCTTTAGCTTTTTCCTTGGAGATTCCAAGTTCAGCTTGGAGTTTATTTTTTCCCATACCGTAAAATAGACCAAGATTAATGGTCTTTGCTTGAGTTCTAGGAATTTCTGCCATCTCTGCTACAATTTTATGAAAATCTGTGTCTGGATTATTTTGATAAGAATCGACAACATTATAAACGGATGGAAATTTATAGAGTGATGCATAATGCACAACAAGTCTAGGTTCCTGTTGTGAATAATCAAAACATCCCCATGTACAATTTTCCTCTGGTATAAATAAACCTCTGATTAAAGGTCCGAGATCCTTGTTCCGTGCTGGAATCTGTTGTAAATTTGGATTCCGGTACGAAAATCTTCCTGTAACCGTTCCTCCACTATCTCCTCGGATTTGATTAATATCAGCATGTATTCTGCCTTTATGTTCGTAGTTAATAATCGTATCGATAAATGTAGTATGGGCCTTGTTTACTTCTCTAGCTTTTGCTATCTTTTGAACTAGAGGATGTTTATGTTCGGAAAGGAAATTTTTTGTAAATGACGGAGCCTTCGTTTTTTCCGTTCGTTCATAAGGCAATTTCAATTTGTCAAAAACTTTGGCAATGGATCGTGCTGCCCATATTTGAGGCTCTATCTGTGTTTCTTTTTTTATTTCTAGCAGGAGCTCTTTTTCTTGTTCTTCTAATTGTTGCTTTAATTTGTGAGCTTGTGGAACGTCTACTCGCACGCCTTTGAATCTCATATCAACTAGACAAGGAAATAATTCGGTTTCTAAATTAAAAATACTTTCTACATCCTGATTTGATATTTCTCTTTTTAGAAGTTGCCATAGTTCCAAAGTAAGAGAAGCATCTCGCTCAGCATACTCTCCAACAAAAGTTGCTGGAAGTTTCCACAGTTCTGCTTTAGGATCTACACCCCAATCTTTTGCAGCTTCATTTAATGTGGATTCATTTTTTCCGTAGCCTAAATAATCCCAACTTAAAGAATTTAAATCATATCGATATCTATTCTCATTAACTAGAGAAGCTGCGATCATGGTATCAGTGATTAAGCCATTGATTTTTATACCCATTCTTCGTATCCAGCAGACATCGTACATGGCATTATGAAAAATTTTAGTTGCCTCTGTCGACATAGTATCTTTAAACCAGGACAAAACTTTTTTCCGGTTCATATTAGGATTAGTTCCGTGCGCGATTGGAAAATACCAAGCATTATCTTTTACAGCTACTGCTATTCCTACTACTTCGCCGTTACCAATGATTGAACCTGATCCCTTGTTTTTTAGATCAGGATCTCTGGTTTCAAGATCCACTGCAATTTCTGAATATTTAGATAAGTCAGGACACTTTGATGGTGTAGTCCATTCTTTTTGAGCTTCAAATTTAGGAATAATCATTAAGAATAATCTCTTTCAATAATCATATCAATGAAATGTTTAGCTTTTTCCAAGTCTTCCTTTCCTCCTTTATATGGATGCCTGCAAATATATTTAATAACACTTCCTTCAGGGAATAGCAACTTGTTTTCAATTACAAATTTGCTTGGCTGAATTTTCATTTTTTTATAGTGAGTTCCACCAATTTGTTTATTGTATACGCTCATGAAGTCTCCAATAGAATTAAACAAAATAGAAAAGTATATAGACAAATAACTGTTATTGTTGTGACACTGTTCATTCTTGATAACCATATCTTTCTATTTTTGCCTTTAATAAATATAAATTTTGTTTTGCTCGTGTTGCACCAACATAAAAAATCCTGTGTTCCTCGTACTGTTTCTCAAGACTATTTGCCATAGAATTTCTTATCTTACTTGTATTATCTAATGCTAGAATTACATTCATCGCTTCTCCGCCTTTAGTAACATGAATAGTTTGTAATTTAATTCTAGCAGGAAGACTTAATTTTTCTCCACTACTGAGCATGGTTCTTATATATAATTTCTCGTTAGCATTAGCTTCTGTAAACATGTCAAACCATACACCTCCTCTGCTAAATCCAGCGTCTTCTATGCTTATCAATTTCTTTTTTTCAAATGATTTTTCGTTAAAATCGAAATCCAGATAATCAAAAATATCTTTACATTCTGGCAATGTTATGGATTCTCCTTTACTCCACCGAGTCCAACTTAAAATGCTTTTATATAACCGTACATCGTAACTCTTACCTTTTTTAGTTTCGTAATATAGATTTTTATCCCTTAATTCCTTTTCAATTTTGAGTATTTTTGAATTTGTTCTTGCCAAAATTAACCAATTATCTTTAAATAGGTTCACATTATCTAATGAATATATAGCTTCTTGGTGTCCTTTTATGATATTTTTTTCTTTATCTTTTCGAGGTTCCCATGTTTTATCAATTCGTTTATTTTCTGGAATACGTGAAATCCATTTATTAGCAATTTTCTGAACCGCTTGAGGAACCCTGCGAGATTCATCGAGAAATTCATTGTCTGCAGGTTCATTAATAAATCTATTAACATCTGCTCCGGCCCAGGCAAAAATAGCTTGATCATCATCACCCGCCATAAAAATACTATTGGTTTTTGTTTTTAATATATTAAACATTTTCCATTGAATTGGAGATAGATCCTGCGCTTCATCTATAAAGATTACATCAAATGTAGGAGATTTATGAGATTCTTTTATGAACTTATTAATCATGTCTGTGTAGTCAATTAAATTATTTTTTTGTTTATAATTTTGAAGGTTAATATCAATATGTTTCAAAATTTGATAGTCAATTTTTCTAGAATACTCATTAGTAT